TTTGGCTCTTGCGCCAGTGACTACTTTTGACATGATTATGACTCCTTGAACTTAAAGATTAGTCCGCTTTTAGTTGTTCGCCCATTTTTAATAGATTCGTAGACTGTATTTCTACCTAATCCAAAATACTTGAACGCTTCTGTCTGGCTTTCAAATTCTTTGCCAGTGGTAACTTCAATTACCGGCTTGTTAAAATGAGGTCTTTTAATACCTTTTAGCTTTTTCGAGATTTTTTCTCTTGCAAGCTCTGTATGGATTTGGTTATTTCCACCAGGCCCCATATTATATCCATTACCGAAAGTGTTGAGCTTTGCAATCCAATATTGTTCTTTTGAATTAAGCTCTTCCAATGATTCGGCTTTATCTAACACTTCAAATTTGAAATTTTCTTTGCCGTATTTCTCGATAGCTGAACCTATAGCAGTGCCATAGGTATTCGTAGATACATGTCTGTACCAGCGAGCCTTTGGATTCTGAATAGTTTGGCCAACGTACTGTTTTCCGTTGACCATGTTAGTAATCAAGTAAACGACCATATTTCAATTACGCTGCAGACTGAACTTGCGAGAAGCTCAGGCTGATAGGGATGAAGTAGATCGCAGTTGCGAGCTTGATTTCCACGGAAACGTCCATCGTAGGTCCCGAAATCGAGATCTTGTCGTTTTTGTAACCGAGTGGAGCATCGTCGCTTCCAGCGATAAGTTTAATTTTCTTATATCCGTCCATTTTCTGAGCCAAGAACGACTTCGCAGTCGCTGCATCAACGTCAGCAAGAGACTTACCAACAAACGCTTTTTGGAAGGCGTCAGCAAGGTCAAGAGCGAGGATGTCCGAGCAATAAACTGCTTGGATGCTGTTGTACACGAAGTTCGTGTCAAAACCGTAAGTGGTTTGGTCAGAAACCCAACGATTTCCAGCAGTGTCTTGAGTCAAGAACAGAAGACCTGCATCAAGTGCGTCTTCAACATCGCCAGGCGAACCAGCGTCAAAACCTTGAGGGTCGATGAAGCTGATGACGTTAGCGAATTTGTTCGTGATGGACTTATAGAATCCACCGGCTTGCATACCAGCAGCAACGCAAGCAGCGTACCAAGGCAAGAATTCTGCGATATTACCTGCAGAATCAACTTGGCTAACTTTTTGCATAGTCAAGCTGCAACGGTAGTGAGCAAGACCTTGTGCGGTTTGCTTAGCGGCGTCATAGCTGTTGCTCCAGTAAGAAAGAAGCGCGATACGATTCTTTTTCAGTTTAGGCGTGCTGTACTGGATACAGTGCGACTTAGTAGCGGCATTGATTGCTGCGATAGTGTAAGTCGAACCGCTGTCAGTAGTACCTTCGGCGATATCTGCAGTCGCGTCTTGCGAGAAGAGCGGGATGATGATATTGACTTGGATACCAGCAAGCTGGTTAAGTGCGTTAACGATGTCAGCAGCAAGAGTTGCGCCACGAGCACCGCCAGCCAAGAAAGCTGCGTTTGCCATTGGAGCAGGGAGTCCTGCAGTTGCAGTAGGAGCAAACTCAAGAGCATTAGAAGTTGCAAGAACTCTTGCGAAGTTATATGCAGCGATTTTAACGCGTCCAGGACGAGTCGAACCTGCGGTAGCGCAGATTCCGATTGTAGTCACTGAATCAAGTGCCGAAGGAGGCAATTGTTGAGCACCCGCAGATGCGATTGCAGAGTAGCCAGTCTGAGCAGCGATGTAAGCTGCGAGATCGGCAACAGTTCTGTACTGAGTCATGTCGATAGACAAGTTAGCACCAGATCCACCAGTCACAGTCGTAGTCAAAAGAGTACGAGCAGCGTTGATAGTCATAGTTGCAGTCGTTCCTTGGTATCCAACAAACAGAGCGATGTCTGCGTTAATATCAAGGGTTTCGCTAAGACCGATGTCAGGACGGCTGATTGCTACTTCAACGCCAGGCTCTTGAGCAGAAACGCTCAATCCAGCAGTGTGGCCAAGTGAAGCAAGGTCAGATGAGTTGTCGATCAACTCAAAAGATTTTCCCCATCCTTTGCGATATGCAGCAAGATCTACGTCCATCACAAGTGCAAAAGACGAAGGTGCAGTGCCAGCAACAGCTTCGATACCTGCAGGAAGCAAAGTATTAAGCTCGATGATAAGGTTTGCAATGTTGTCGTGGTCCGTAGGAGTGGTAGAAAGAGTAACAGTAGTTGTTGCTCCACCATTCAAGCGGATTTGGAATTCAGCACCGTTCAGAGCAGCACCGAAAGCAGCAATCGTAGCACCTTGTTTAGAAGGGGCAGCTTCTGCAGCAATCGAAGTAACTTGATACTTGTACTTGTTTCCGTCTTTACCAAAGTTTTGGTCACGAAGAATACCGTAGTCGGTATCGACGATTGCCGAAGCTTTAGTAGAAGCGTTTGTCTTCACGATGTAGATGCGGTTTGCAGAACCAGCGATATCTGCATCCGAGGAAGGAGCAGACAAGGCACGCATCGCATCAACGATCTGACCAGAAACATACTGTTGAACAACTTTGTCCAACTGGTCAGGCGTGAAAGAGTTGTTTTTTAGAATCACGTTTTGATAGCTGTCTCCGCCATCAGCTTCACCGATGATAACCACGTTTCCAGACGCACCAAGGCCAACCGGATTCGATTTAACGGTCACGTTCGGGTATGCACCAGGGATGTTTGTATTTACAAAGCTTGTAACTACTCTCTGAGCCATTTTATTATCTCCTATTACCTAATCTTTTTAAGTCCAAAATGAGCAATGCCATCTTCAAATTTTTCTGGGTGATCGAGCTTTGCAGCTTTAAGATGTACCCACAGGATTTCTTCGAGATCTTTGGCCTTACCGTATTTGTATTTGTTTTGCGCCCAATAAAGTCTGAACTGTTCTCGTCTTTCGTGCTCGCCCATTTCAGGGGCTTTAGCCTTGTGAAGCGACTGGCGATACGCCTTTGCTTCTGCGAGAGTCATTTCTGACTTTTCTTCTTTTTCGTACTTTTCGTACTTTTCTTTTTTGTCTTTAGCCATTACATTGCTCCTGGAGCGGCAGGTTTCTTGCGTTTGGCTTCAACAGATCCACAAAATTTTGCGAGTTTTACATGACCCTTAACCGTAGGAGCAGTTCCCCACTCAGGGTTATTGCCTTCTTTTTGTTCGGCAGGGTTGTTTTCCGGCGCAGGCTGTTCTTGCACTGCGTCAGGCGGGGTAGCGTCTTTTTCGTCAGCAGATTTTTGAGGAATTTCTTCTGCTTTCGCAAGCTTAGCTGCCTCAGATTTCTGAAGAATTTCATGGGCCTTTGCTAAAACAGCTGCTGCTGCTTCTCTGGCGCTATATTTCTTTTCATCGCTCATGTTTGTAACCTCATTACCTATTATAGATTGCTTCTCAGGCATACCGTTCAATATGAAACCCTTAAGATTTCAAATACTTAGCGTTTATCTTCTGCCCTTACCAGCCTTATCCTTTGGTTTTATGGACCCAGATACTAAAAAGATTGCGTAAGGGTATTATTCATCGCCTTCGCCATCTTCGCTTTCGGCCACCGTATACCAAAGCTCGTCTTTCTTATCAATCATCGGCGGTGTATCGTGATTGCTTAAAATTTTAATTCCACCGACATAGCCGGTATTACCCTTCTTTTCGCGCAGCAATACGTTCTCTATAATGCGGCGAGGGCTCTTAATCCAAGTATTTTCGGTCTGGCCTGTCAGATTGATCGAACGGACAAAGGCCTGTTCTCCATTCGCTCCGCTATAATATGGATCTTCCATCAAAGGTGAGCTTGAAACCGAGCTTTGAGTAAAGCCGGTAGCTTCCAATAGGCTTTCGCGATAGCGAAGGATGGAATAAAGCGCAATAGAATGTAGCCAAACAGCTACCTGTGGGTCTCCGTGGCCATAACAAGCAATGTCGCAGCTTTCTTGAAAGAAAGTGTGTTCAATGCGTGCCTTGTAGTATTGATACTGAGGAACAACGGCCAATTGAGCCGCGTCAAGATGAATATTCGGCTCGATTTCGATTCCCTCACCAGTCACGTCTTGGATTACGAATCCTTGCCCGTTACTTGGATCTACTAAGATCATACCTGCAGCAATTGAGTCTGCACCTTTGGTCCCTTCTGGGATTACCACTAGACCGCTAGAAGGATCATATGATACCGGAACGAAAGGCTTCACGATGTAAGGAATTGACTTGCC